GCAACGTATTGGTCTAGTCATCCAGAATATGGTGGAAAGGAAGGATCAAAAGCTCACACCACTAAGGTAACTAGAGAAGAGCAAGTTAAGAAAATGTTGAACCATAAAATGTGGAAGGAACTTGAAGCATGTTAATTACAATGACCTCGATTTTGTCAGGTAAAACTACAACTAAGGATATAAATGTTGAACCTGAACAGGTAAAAGCATGGCAGAATGGAATGTTAATTCAGGACGCTATGCCTGAATTGTCAGCGTCTGACAGAGAGTTTATCATGTCAGGTATAACACAAGAGGAATGGGATGGAATCTTTAAAGACTCTTGAACTATTCGCAGGGATTGGAGGTTTCAGTGTGGGACTTGAACGCACTGGAGCCTTCAAGACCATTGGGTTCTGTGAGATAGACGAACAATGTCATAAAGTTCTACGCAAGAACTGGCCTGATGTACCTATCTATACAGATGTAACACAACTAAAGGCTACAGATTTACCTGAGATTCCTGATGTAATTACAGGCGGTTTCCCTTGTCAGGATATATCTATAGCAGGTAAAGGAGAAGGACTAGATGGCAAAAGATCAGGACTCTGGTGGGAGTTTCACAGACTTATTCGGGAATGTAATCCCAGATGGGTCATCATCGAAAACGTCGCCATGCTTCGACGTAGAGGATTGGGACAAGTGTTACGATCCCTCGCAGAGATCGGGTATGATGCAGAATGGCATTGTATATCCGCTAGAGCCGTTGGTGCGCCTCACCAGAGGGACCGCCTCTGGATACTGGCCTACCCCAACAGTCAACGGCAACTACAATCGGAAAGGAGCAAGCAAGACATCAGGCGATGGGTTAGCAACAGCAGTATGGAACTGGCCGACTCCTACAGCCAGAGACTACAAGGACACGGCCAAAAACTGGGAAGACCTAGCCAAATATGCACACAAGAAACGCTTGCCATGTTCAGTAACAGCAATGGAAAAGCGCAATGGCAAACTGAACCCAAGGTGGGTAGATTGGTTGATGGGATACCCCGTAGATCACACAGATTGCGACAGCTAGGTAATGCTGTCGTACCACAAATCCCTGAGTATCTAGGACAATGTATCAGGGATCAACAGAAAGGAAACTAAATGTCAGCAGAAAGTAAAGTACTACGTGCATTGCGTAAGCGTAATCGAGTTACTCGCAAGACTGCTATTGAGAATGGATGGGCAGAAAACTTGACTGCTACCATCTCTCGCTTGCGTAAGATGGGACATGATATTGTACCTGTCAAAGCACATACCCCAGAGGGTGAAAGCTATACGCGCTATCGCCTAGTAGCTTAATCTACGGACCTGGACATGTCTTTAAACTGTCCTTCATAACTGGAGAAGTAACATGTCATCACCTTTTAAAAACCTAGAAGTATCAAGTAAGATATATAAAGTTTATCCTCATGATAGTTTATATACTGAATTAAAACATGAGTTTCGTAATAGAGATGTTAATGATACTCATGTAGTAAGAATAAAAGAAAATATTAAAAAGAATAATCTGCTTCATCTTCAACCTATTATAGTTCAAGCAAGAGAAGAAGGAAGTCTATCTATAATAGATGGACAGCATCGTGCTGAAGCAGCTATCTCTTTAGGACTACCTTTTTATATTTTATTAGACGATAGTCTAGAGATAGTAAACCTGATAAGTTTAAATACTTATCAAAAGAATTGGAGCTTATCAAACTTTGTAGATTTCTGGGCTAATAATGAGGAAACTTCTCATGCATATAATATGTATAAGCAATGCAAGAAAGAGAACTTAGTATCTAATAGTGTTCTTATTGCTATCTTTAATAAGTCATCTCAATATGTTCAAGCTACTTGGGAGTTTAAAGATGGTAAGTTAAAATATGATTCTTTCAACAGTGATCATATCAAAGATACGTTACTTAAAATTAGGCGAGTGCAGAGATGTCCTACTAATCCTACCTTGGATAAAAATGTGCTAGATCGAAAGCCTTTTCAACTAGCATTGTTAGAAGCGTTTGAGAATACTACCTTTGATTTTGAAAAATTTCTTGACAATCTCAAGAGGTCAAGGCATAAGTTTAATATCTTGGCTAAGAAGACAGACTACACCAAGGAAATCTTTCGCATTGAAAGGAAAAGAAAATGAGAGGCACCATGAGTATAGAAAAAGATACTGAGAAATATGTTAAGGCTTTACGCTCTGCCCCTAACGGATGGGGTCAACATATGATTGATGGAATGCAAAGCCATGAGTGGTTAAGAATAATGTTTGACAACTATGGTCAAGATAAGGTAAATGATTACCTAGAAGACAACTACTGGAGTAAGGAAAGATGACTACAACTACAGAACTCAACGATCTTTTTCGCTGGTGTGATGACATAGGGCAGTTTGCTATTGACCGTCCTATCAATGATACAAAGAACCACCAAGGTTCTTGCGTACACAAGACAAAGTTTTGTATGGCTACTTGTTTCAATAACAAGCTGTATAAACTCTATCCTAAGATGCATGATCGAGATGATAGGATTGAAAGTATCTGGCAAAGTCTTGATCCTCTTTCCATCAAACCCTTCCTTCAACGTAAGCGTAAGCAAACTAAGCGAGTGCGCTTCATGACTAGAGGTGAGGCGTTTGCCACCTGGTCAGATGTACTCAAGGTCAAGGCTATCCTAGAAGATAATCCAGATACTGAATGGTGGATACCCACTAGAGCATGGCGTGATCCACTCTTGAAAGCACTGATCGAAGAGATGATAATGCCATTGAAAAACGCGGCAGTTAATGCAAGTGTTGATCCATCTAATACAAAAGATGAATGGCAAATGCTACGAGTAGATGGATGGAGTGTTATGTTCTATGGAGATGAAGACTTGACTAGCGTTCCAGACTCTGATATAAAAATGTTCTTGTGTCCTAAGACACATAAGAAACTGAAAGGACATTGTGATATCTGTAAGGCTGGGTGCTTCAGCCCAGTTACAAGAAAGCTACAGCAGTTCGTTCATCTATCACAACATTAGGAGTTTAAGATGTCAGACTATCGAACAGGACTAATACCAGAATTGTTTGGTGATATCAATAACTTAATAGATCAAGTCAATGATCTTAAACCTACAGATTCTACCTTTGAGATTGCTAAATCTTTATCTGATTTAAAAAGTAAAATTAGAGAAGAATTTGTAGGCTTCTAGATTGCATACTTAGGTATAGTATGATATAATATATAGATTGGAGATTAAAATGAGTAAGTTTAAGTTCAAGGACCATGTGCAAATTAGTCTATCTTCCGATACTATTTGTGGAGAAGACTTAAACACCATCATCATGCGATACAGTGACACTACATCTGTAACTGATGTATCAGTAAGAGAGTGTAATAAAATCCTCAACCATCAGATGGAGGAATGGGAACATGAGTACAATCAATACCTCGATTCCTTTAAATATAATTAGAAAGGTAGAACGTATTCATAAATCAGGTATGCGTGATCCTTATTGGAAGGAACGTAGGAAACATCAAGTTATCCCTGATAAAAAGAAACAAGAGAGCAAAAGAAAGTGTAGACAAAATGTTTATTATAGTTCAAGGTAATAAAGATAATCTACATACATGTTTAAAAGACTTACATCCTTTACCAAACGCACAAGGTAATGCTGTTGAAACATTTAAAACAAAAGCAGATGCAGCTAAACTTCTTGAACTTTTATGGGATGTGGATTTAGATGAATACGAAGAAAACAATATTCATGTTTGGAGGCTGCAC